TTGGGAATAGTTTTTTCAAACAATTCCCTTGCCTTTATCTCAGTCTCTGCCTCTACTTCACCATAGAAATACTTTCCTAGTTGCAAAGGCAGCATGTACCTTACTTGCCATTTAGCCATTGTAGGTAGAATCAGGTTCCAAGGCTATGTAGTAATTCAAACTGAAAGAACTATTAGTGAACCTTGACAGAAGTTTGCTGGAAATAACAACATCATAAGATCCAGGAACGATCTTGATGTTCTCAACCTTGAAATTGAAAGTGAATTCTTTATCAGTTTCACCGACAACAATCTCGAACTGGTTAGAGTTGTCGTTCTTCTTGTCACGAACAACCATCTTGATCACACCAGATTCACCAACAACAGCAAGATCGGGTAGTTGATAGACCTGTGCTGCTTTCAAAAGTTTGTCAAGTTGAGTGCTTTCCAGTTGGAACTCAATGTCTTCAGTAGGAAGACTGATTGCTTTCTCAGGTGGTGCAACGATCACACTAGGATCTGCGAAGGCAAACTTTGCACGAGATTTACCTTCTTTAATGACAAGATAAGAATCGTTCTGGAAATCCAGTTCGGGATTCTGGTGAAGTGACAGACCATTCAGGAACTGACTAAGATCGTAGATAGCAAAGTCACGATCAAACTCTTCGGTGACTTCTGCCTCTGCCAGAATGTTCTTCATCACACTGATGGTGCGAAGTTTAGAACCTTCCTTGACCAGGATAGACTGGTTGATAGAAGAGAAGTTCTTCAGCAGGGTGAGAGTCTTATCAGAAAGTTTCATAAGGGGTTTCAATTTCATTGTTTTGACCAGAGAAGTGGTAGAGAAGAATTGCGTAGTGGATGATCTTCATGATATCCATTTTAGCACTCCCTTTCTTATCATAACGAGAGGCATACTTAAGAATGTTGCTGCGGCAGAATGCCTCAGCATCACCCACAGATTCGATAAGATCAAGAGTTTGGATCTTAGATGAGTAGTGGGCAGAATATGTACGAGTAATATAATCTTCGATTTCTTTAATGGTAAGATCTTCGTGATACTTCCAAGTAGGTTTAGTTTTTTGGGGTTCTGGTTTTTGCATTCCAGGCATATTCACATTTACGGTGTTTACATTATCAAGATAATTTTGAAACTTATCATCTAATTGCTGAAAATATTCATCTTCAGCATGGGGTGATTGATCAGCCATATTCAATTCATCATAGAGCAGACTCCAAGCATTCACCATTATATCAAACCTCCTGATTCACGTCAACTTCAGAATCAACAGCATCATACAAACTCATGAATGCTTGCTTGGTTTCATCATCAAAACGATTCAGTCCAAGACTAATTGCCTTGACTTTATCATCAAAGATTTTATATGCGTTGATGATATGAACCAAACGACGAGTGCTGATGACTTCATCAATGCCACCGTCTTTGAAAGTACGGCGGATAATGTCTGCCCAATCAGCAAGACGGGCACAGAACTGCTCATCAGAACACAGTTTGTTGAGAATCTTGGTTTCAATAGAAACGGGAGGATACTCCTGCTCAAAGGTCAGAGCAAAACGTTCCAGAAATGCCTCATTGAGAACATTGGTGCCGATGAAACGACCGTCATCAGAACCCTTACCCTTGGTGTTGGCAGTGGCAATGACGTTGAATCCATCGGCAGGTTTCACCCACTTACCAATCTTCTTAAGGAAGACACCCTTACCTTCTAGAATGGACTGAAGGCAGAGGATTTTGTTGGAAGCCAGGTCGATCTCGTCAAGGAGAAGGATTGCTCCACGTTCAAGTGCTTCGATGACTGGACCGTTATGCCATGCAGTGTTACCATCAACAAGCCTAAACCCACCGATAAGGTCATCTTCATCAGTTTCAATAGTAATATTTACACGAATCAACTCCCGACCCAGCTGAGCACAGGCTTGTTCAACAGAAATCGTTTTACCATTACCCGAAAGACCCGTGATAAACGTAGGATAAAAAGTGTGGGACTGAATAATCTTGCGAATATCACCAAAATTACCAAACTTGACGAAGGTATCATCTTTTTCTGGAATAAGATTTTGCTCAACAGCAGGCACGGCAGAAGGTGCTTTATAGGTTTTCTCCAACTTTTCTTGGACAGTAAGGTTCCATTTACCACGACCATCTTTGAAGTCCTCAAGTTTCTTCGTGACGGTGGGATAAGAAACACTATTCATCGCACAGTATGCACGAAGATCAGCAGATGTAACGTTGTTACCGTACAAACTACGGAGTTCTACAAGAAGGTTCTCGGTGTTCAAACGGGAGGTCATTTCGAATTTCATTGGTATGTATGCATTATAATCCAAAAAAGCGGGTCTTTGACCCGCAGTGGACAGTTGCTCAAGCGACCATCGCAATGAATTCATTCAAAACTTTCTTGTTCATCTTCTTAGATGCAAGAGACTTCTTGAATGCACTGCGAATAGTAGATTTTTTAGCACCCTCTTCAACCTCAAACTCAGTGTTGTTAGACAATGCCGTAGAGACAATCAAGAAATAAGCATCATATCCAGTATCAGAAAGAGTGACAGTCTTTTCCTTAGTCAGTTTAGCACAGATAGGATTAACCTTAGTAAAGTCATGGTTGCAATGCATACGAACCATGCGTTTGGCATCACCACTTCCAGCAATACGAATGCCGATGAAATTAACATTGGGGAAGTTTAATTTCAAATTTTCCAACATAACCTGAGTAAATTTCCAGTATTCATAGGGAAACGGAACCATAGTTCCAGTCTTACGATCACGGAAGACAGTGCGACCATCATCACAGGTACGAACACCCCAACGACCATCATCACCACTACCCAGCTGAGTGGGATACTTCCACCAGAAAGTGCGGTGAAGTGGTTGTGCCTCACCATCAGTGAGAATCACACAGTTCACATTTTGCAGACCATGTTGTTGAATGAAGTTTGGAATGATTTCATACAGACAGAGAATACTCTCGTTGAGAGGAGTACCACTCAGTCCCAAGAAAGGTGCCTGTGGATATGAAGTATAGACATACTGACCGTCCATCTTAAAACGTCCTGCACAAATAGAGCAGACGTTCCTCCAAATGTTCAGGAGTTGCTTTTCAGATTCCTTATTACTCATCTTGCTGGTCAGCAGATTCATCAAACCGAAACGTTCTGGCAGAGCAAAGACACCTTCCTCCCTTACACAGAGTGGTTCATCACCGACAAATTGGGTAGGATTATCCAAAGTAAAAGCATACACATCATAAGGAATATTCACTTTACGGCAGAACCAAACCAAGTTGTACAGTTGCTTGATGGTATCACCCAGACATTCACTCATAGAGCCAGACCAGTCAAGAATGAACAGGAGTCCGTGATTCTTACCATCAGGAATAATAGTTACCTTTTTAAAGAGGTCATCATTATATTTGTAAGTATGTAACTTTGTACAGTCAAGCACACCAGTGCGAGAGGTAGTGGCACGGGCATAAGAGTCTGCTGCCTTGCGACACTCAAACTCTTTTACCAGATAGTTCACTTCCTTCTGAGCAGACTTCTTGAAACTATTATACAAAGAATCAATGTGATCAAAACAGTTATCAGTTCCAATCTGTTCCCACCACTCACCAATACGATCATGAATATGTTTGTTGGGAGTAATAATACGATGCAGATTCAGTTTAGGACGAGAAACATAATTTGTTTCGGTGGCAACAGAACTAGAAAGATCTGACAGATTTTGATTAAAGGCATCTTGAGTCTTCAGTTCATCCTCAATCTGATCTTCAAATCCACTCTTAGCATTGGGTTGATCAAAGTCACCCGACATATCATCACTGTCTTGCTGATAACTAGGAGTATCCAGTTGAAGATCACTGTCGTCAGTGGATTCGTTACTTTCAGAATCCTGACCTTCTTCATTGATAGTATCAGACTCACCTTCCTGACCAGACTGAGAGCTGCTGATCTTCTCCTCTTCAGGAGACTTCATGAAGAGGAAGATTGCTTTAGCAGCTTCAATTGCTTCCTCAAAGGTTTCTGCTGCTGCAGTTTGATCAACAAGAACCTGCTCTTCAGAAGTGAATGAAACTTTGAGAAAAGAACCAATCTTGAAATAAAGGTTGATACGATCTGCCAGATTCATTGCGTCAATATCTTCATCAGCAACATTAAAGAAATCTTGATCTGACAACTCACTGTATCCACGATAAAAGGTCTTGGGAAGACCAGGATATTTACGCTTCATCAACTTCTCAATGCGAGCATCCTCTGTGATATTCACAAAACCCATCGGAACACCCCACACATCTTCATCTGGGGTGAATAGAGCATGACCTACCTCATGTGCAACCAGAAGGTCATAGACGGTCTCAGAAGCACGATTCCATATCGGAAGAGTAAGAAGACGACGATGAACATCGAAAGATGCTGTATCGACCTTACGATGCTCGATGATGAGATCTTCGGTTGCCAGCAGTTTGGCAAGAGTACCTTTGACTTCTTGGAAGGACATCGGGAACTATTCGTATGTACCCATTATACGAAGAAACCTCCCGTTGCTGGGAGGTCATGTGACACTTTTTAAAGTGCTTCAAACGTGCCTTTGCCTGACGTAAGGCTTGAGGTTTGAGTTTTCTTTTTTGCTCCTTCTTGGAGTGGTGTTGCCAGTTTGGTGTGTTCATGGCACCATTCTACTGAATCCTTTGAACTTCTCAAACTTTATCACATTTTGAAACTTGTCGTACATCTCTGTCTTGTGACTGATGACAAAGATGTTTGCATCCTTAATGACA